CAGGATTGAAGTAGCCAGTGTAAGAATCTTGGTAGTTATAAATCTCAAAATCCATAGCATCAGACTTAAATGTGAATATGTCATCTTCTATTTCTCTCGATAGGTTTTCTATTCTTGAAATCTCATCTACCTTTAGTGGTTTTTTCTCATCATACCAATTAGACTTGTAAATATTTAATATATTGATAAGTACGTTATCATTAAGCGGAATCCCAGTTGTTTGATAGTTTGGCACAAGCAACACACGATATTGCTTAGTAGCGTCTATTTCAACCGAATACTCTACTGTAATCCAGCTTTGTGAAAAAGATGCGTAAGTGTGTACAGTAGACCATCCAGAATCATCTTTTTGGATTAATATATTAATGTCGCCCTTGTGTATTGTCTGAATGGAAATATTGTCACCACTATCAAGAGAACCTATCTCTTGCTGTATATATGTTTCAGTCTCACTCTCGATCTCATCTATACCACAAGCAAAACCACCTTCAAACGGATATGGAATAACCGTGCCAGAGTTATTGGTAACCGTCCACCCCGTAGGCACATTTTGATTCCAACGGCTGAAGTCGCTGTTTGAAACAAGGTTTACTATAGATGATACGTCAATGGTTAGATTTTTCATAAGGAAGTTTTATTGGCATACTTCTTGCCTGTGTTGTAGATGAAAGCCATATCTCGCTGTGAGAATTTTGCATTGATGTTGTTATTGGGATTGAAATTATTTATTATGCTTGCTGGAGAAGTGCCAGCATTATATCCACTATCAAGGCTTCTGCCGGTTGAGCTTTGTCCTGCCGATTGACCACCACCACCTATTGCAGCGAAAGGATTGAAGCCAACTGGTAAATGTATTCCAATTAATGATAGTGCCTGAAACACTAACCACTGAGCTATCATCTTGGAAATCATATCAGCGAAAGACTGCCAAATATCTTTGAATATATCTTTGAATGAATCACGCCAAGATTTAGCACCTGTAAGCATATCTGAAAATGAATCACCTATAGCATTAGACATTGACTTTGCTAAAGACTCGAATAATTCACTAAGAAATACAGTAGATGCTCTAACATATTCATCAAGTTCTTCAATATCTTGTTTCATCCCATCTAAGAATTGTTTAAAGTTAGCTGATGCAGCAACCCAATCAGCATAGTTTAATGTTTTAAGTTGTTCTAATAACGGCTCTATGGCTTTTTTAGCTTCTATAATATCAAGCGTACCAAGAATTTTCTCTGATCTAAATGTTTTCATTAAATCATTGTATTCACTATTAATTCTTGATATTGCTTCAGTTATTCCTTCCATGCCCTGCATTACTTGAACTAAGCTATTATCGCCAGCACCAGGAAGAGGTGGCACATTTGCGTCACCCTGTCCACGTAAGATGCTTTCGTAGTTTTCGCCAAGCTTGTTTATTTCTTCTTGTTTTTTTACTATTTTATTCTGAACGGAAAGGATTTTTTTATCTGCATCAGCCACTAATTGACCAGCTTCAGCTTCCGCTAGTTTACCATTTTCTATTTGTTTTGTTAATGCTCTTGATTTTTCAAGAAATAGCTCATCGCCTTCAGCACCTTTTTTGATTAAATCGTTAAGCTCTGCCTGTGCGTTTTTGCCCTCATTTGCTTGCGCTTGTATATTTGATCTTAGCTGTGCCTTTTCTTTAATTAATTTGTTCTCTTCTAATTCTAGCTTGACTACTTTTTCTTGTATCTTACGAGCTTCTTCAAATCTTAGTTGCTCAACAAGTTTATCGTGTAGAGCGTTTCTTATTTCTTGTAGTGGTTTTATTAGGCTTTGATAACCAGACTTTTCCATGTCTATGTTTTTAAGATACTCTGGATAATTAGACTGTAATATACCTATGGTGCTTGCTAATAATTCTTTCTCTGTTCTTGTTTTGCTTTCTTTATCTAATAAATCTTCTAATATATTTGAATAATTATTTAAAGAGTTTATTTCTTCCTCTATTGATTCAGATAAATTAACCTTTTGCGTTTTCGTTAATGCTTCTGCAAGCTTACCAAGTGTAGGTAAAAATGCAGATCCGATTTGTCTCTCTAACTTCTTAAAGCTTTCTTTTGCTTGTGCAAGCTTGAATGATGTAGTGTCAGTGATTTCGTTATAGGCTTCCTGTGTCATGCCGGCAGAATTAAGCATTAAGTTATAATCGTATAGCTGACCCTTTGTATCATTGATTCCAGCAGCAACAGCTTTAAATGCACGAACACTGCCAGCAAGTGCAACCATCTCATCATCAGTTGCATATCTTAGTTTTTTCAGAATATAGGTTAATCCTTTTGCTGGATCTTTTATATCCCTAAGCGTAAATCCGTATTTATCAGCAACCTCGTTAGCGACCTTACTATTGCGGGCAAATGTTAAAAGTAATCTATTCAGACCAGTCATAGCTTCTCTTGGTCTAATTGATTGCCTTGTCATTGTTGCTATTGATGCACTTAGTTGTTCAAATCCAATACCAAGCTGACCAGCAGAAGAAACTACCTTACCAATATTTTTGGCAAGTTCAGGGAAGGTTATTTTACCGCGTTTAACGGTAGCGAAGAGAATATCTGATACTTGACCAGCATATTCAGCACTAAGTGAATATGCATTAAGTACACCAGTTATTGCATCTGCCGACGTTGCAGTATTAGTCATGCCAGCAGTAGCAGCTTTAGCTGAAACAGCAAGAACGTCCAGTGCCTGTGAAGCTTCTACGGAAGCAGACAGAATATCATAAAGACCCTTAGTTAATGTTTCTGTAGTTTGACCAAACTCAACAGCAAGATTAACAACACCAACCGTAAGATCATCTTTAAGAACCTTTGTTGTCTTATCGAGCATTGTAAAGACGTTAGCCATTTGGCGTTCAAAATCTATCGCACCCTTTATGCCATCGTCAAAGAATTGCTTAATGGCTCTTCCCGCAGCATAGAATGTCCCCACTATACTAATGAAAGCTATCCTGCTAATCATACGTTCAAGTGAAAGTGCGGATCTTATGCTTTCCCTAAAAGATGTTTTTATCTTATGCCCAGCTTTAACTGATTCGTTGCCAAGTCTTTTTACTGATGTTCCTGCCTTATTAAATCCAGATTGCATAACGTGTATCTGTTTCATCATCAGTACACGCATAGCAGCCATGTCGGCACGAAGTCCGGCAAGGTTTAAACCAATATCAACTTCAGCAGAACCTAATTTTGTTAAATCAGCCATTATCTCTTTATTCCCATAGCAGCTTCAAATTCAGCCCTGATAGCAGGATCGGAAGCGTCTCTGTTTGGATTATAAATGTTACCAGGTTTAGGTGTATCATCTTTTTCCTCTACGCCAAGTACATATCCAAGATTGTCTAAGTAGGAACTATATTGACTCATACTCAGATTATATATTTCATCTAAGGTAAAGTCGTAGTGGTATTTCAGCAAAGCAAGTGCTTTGTCCCACGTTATTTCTGTTCCTTCACTTTTTTTTTATCTTTGACGGGGCTAAGATTAGTCATCACTGTAATTATTTCACCCATGCTGTCAGCATCAACTAACCTCTCGACTGCTTCCAATTCAATTTCCTGATTTGGTTTTATCATACACCATAAGAGATATGAGACACCCTCAACGGTCTGCATTTCGTTAAGAAATTCATCATCTGAAATACCATCCTTAAGTATTTCTCTTGTAAGTGCCATCCTATCTTCTTTGTCCTCAACTATGCTCACAAGCTTGATTTTATTGCTCTGTATCTTCCTTCTGAAATTAGCTAAGTCCTTGAGTGTGTATTCTGATACTTTATACAAATCACCCTTTAGCTTTATCTCCAAAGGTGCATTAGTCATGCTTTCCATACTCATAAATCCCCCTTAATTTAAGATTTCCCTCACTATTACTGTGCCTATTTTAAGCGTTGCTGAAACTGAGGGTGTGAATACCAAAGTACCATCTCCACCCGATGTTATTATTTCTGTATATGTTCCAGTTGCAGTTCTTGAAGTTCCATCTGTAGTTCCAACATCAATGATTATAGACCCGTCTGTAAATGCCGATATCGTGTACTGTGTAAAATACTTCGTAGTAGCACTTAGCGGATCAGATGATGCTTCTAAATTACCAGCAGCACCTTGACCGTCAACAACAGCAGTATTATCCTCTGGTATAGTCCAGTCTGTTCCCTTGTCCCACGATGCGTCAGTTGCAAATGTGCCATTAACAACTAAATTTGCCCCCATAACATATACATATCCATTGAATGTAATATTGTAAGTCATAGTTGCTTCGCCTGTTACGGCTACGCTTGGTGACTTACTGTTTACGATAGCTGCTCCGTAGAACGCCCTACTTGCATCAGCTACCAACAACATATTATACGAAGTACCGAGATCAAGTCCAGTATCTCCGTCCGTATGATTGCCTATAAATGAAGCTGTTGCAGATTTAAGAACTGTCATTGTAGACTTATGCGTTGGTGCGGTTTCAAGAAATTCAGTTATGTCTATTACGTCTGTTACGTAATCTATAGACCATTCCCTAACCGCATCCACAACAGTATCAACACCAGAGACTTGCTTTGTTACATATCCAGCTTTTCCCGTTATACTCGCCATAACATCTCCTAAGTATTAGTGAACGCTACGCTGCCACTTGAAATAAAGTTACAAGTAACTATGGCTTCACCACCAACTGCCACACTTGTACTTAAACCAGTAACAATAGCAACTGGGATGTCGTAAAGGTCTGTTCCATCAGTTTCTAAATGAAGATCATAAGATGACCCTAATGTTAATGCACCCAAAACGCCAGTTGCACCATCGGTAACATTACCACTAAACGAACCAGTTGCACCCTTGAGTCCCGACAACTGTGATTTATGTGTAGGTGCGGATGCAGCCATCTCTGTTATATCAAATATGTCTACGCTGTAGTCTAACGACCACTCTTTGATACCTACAATTACTGTGCTTCCACCTGCTATTTTTACACATCCTCCTGCTCCAGTTATACTCGCCATTATCCCTCCTTATGAGAAAGTCGGTGATACATCACCACTTGATGTGAAGTTTGCGGTAACGGTAGCTTCACCACCAACTGCTACACTTACACTAAATCCAGTAATGTAAGCCGTCATACTATATTTGTCAGTTCCGTCAGTTTCAAGATTAAGCGTATATGATGTTCCGATCGTGAATACGCCTAATGCTCCTGTTGCTCCATCTGTTACGTTGCCGCTAAATGAACCAGTTGCCGACTTCAGCCCAGACAGTTGTGTTTTGTGAGTAGGTGCAGATGCAGCAAATTCGGTAATATCGAACATATCAACACTATAGTCTATCGACCATTCCTTGATACCGACAATAACCGTACTGTCATTTAAAACACATCCAGCTACTCCAGATATACTATTTGCCATTATTCCTCCATTAGTCCTTGTCGACTTTTAAGCGATATGTCGTCATGGCTTGACGCACATCTTCTATTTCTATTATGTTACTTGATACTCTTCTCATTTCCATTATCGTATATCCCGATATGGTTAAATCGCAAAAATCATAAAGGTCGTGTAAGTGTTCCTCGTAACCTTCGATACTTGATTCAGCATTTGTAGCGTCATCGTATATCATAAATTGCACAAGCGTATCTTCACCTTCATCAGGCGCAGTCTCACCAAACCAGTATATAGGCTTATCTGCTAATAATTGGAATACGCCATAGGGATATGTTGCTTGAGATGGTGCTTGTTTATAATACAATCTACCACCTAAGTCTGTGTATAAATCTACGTAGTCACCACTAACCTTAGTTGTAAACTTGCTGTATATCCCTGTTCTCGTTACATTAGTTCCAGACATTATATACCCAATATCTTCTTAATATCATCTTCATGTTCAAACATAGTCTTTCTTAAATATGGTCTTATTGCCATGTTTCTTGTTCCAACTCCAAGGAAATAAGCATACCCGATACCGTCTCCATCTAAATTAACTCCAATTATGCCGAACAACTTATCTGCCGATCTTTTTATTTTGTACTCAACATTGTCATATAAAACACCAAATCTGTGTGCTGGAGATTCGTAAGGTGCAGAAGCTTGATATTCCTGACCACCACCAAGAGAATAAACTATACCGCTCTTATTCTCAAGCATTTTAGACTTTATCTTATTAACTAAGAACTGACAAGTATCTTCCAGCAATCCTTCTGCATTGTTAGCAACTCGCTTGATAACCAAATCAGGTGTCCAAGACTTCCAAACAAGGGTCATGTTCTCTGCTCCAGGTAAAACTTCGTAATTGAATGTACTGTATTATCCACGTGCGTGATGTCATATCTCTTACCCTTAATTCTTATCCGGTCTGCTATTGTTGCATCATCGATTCTATCTGCTATGAGCTTATAGCTTACATTAGCAACTTCACGTGACCACATGGTGAGTTCCTTACCTCGCATACTGCGTAGAAATGCTTTGAACTTCTTTATCGTTGACCAAGCATCAGTCAAGCTACCGCCAGCGTCAGGTGTTTCCACCGCACGTTCGAGATAGCAAGTGTCCTTTCTTCCTAACATTTATATGCCTTGTAATTCCCTAAAATCATAGTTGCTTCATCTGGTAACAGTTTATAATCATACTTGGAAATATCATCTAACTTGTAACCACTCAGCCCGAAAGAATCTTCATTCCACTTGCCATAGTAATATTTCACTATAGAAAGCACAGCTAACTTCAGATCTTCAGGAATAGTCGAATATCCAGCAGTGTAAGTTACATATACATTCTGAAATCCGTTTATGAAGTTACTGGAGTTCACTACAAGCCCAGTATTGGCATTTAAGCTAAACAGACCCTCGTGAGCATTACGTATCGTTAAATCAGCCGTTTGGTCGTCTAAACAGGAAAGACCGTAGCAGTTTACTATTTCTGTTGAAGCGAAGCTATTATATGTAGCATTTGCTGTTGCACTCCATCCTGAACCCGTAGCATTGATTTGAGTTGCTAAAGTCGCAATGGTTGTATAATCGGCATAAGCTAAAGTCGTATCACTTCCATCTAAACTCAAAGTAAGATTAGTGCCATCAGATGAAATGGTGGCATAATTGTAATCAGTAGAGTTATTGATTTCAAGTACATCCTGTGTTCCTATCGAAAGCCTTGCAACTGCCGTAATAGGGTATTGGTCTAACCAGAGTTGATTAGACCCGTCCCCATCATATATTTCACTGTAGGTAGAAGATTCAAAATCCCTTCTACAGTAATGTTTCACGAAAGCGTCAACTTGTGCTCGTATGGTTGAAATTATAGCCGTAGGATCGCTACAGGCTGTGTCTGATGTTATGGTAGCAGCGGCAGAACTATCTTCTGTGAATCCGATTGTGTACCCTGCTGTGGAATTAGAATGAATGTACTGAATCGTATGAGCAGCTTCAGCTATTGTGAATTTACCAGTAGTTGAACTCCAGGTAACGGCAAGTGTGCTTGATAGTGCAGTATTAGCAACAGATGTTAAGTGTGTCGCTAAAGCATCACCGTCATAAGTAGCATTGGTTAATGTTACTTTCGTTGCAGCACCGGCATCATACTTGAAGTAGAGTATATTATTGTTACCTGTGATCTCAAACTCAATAGCTTCAACATCACAGAAATCAAGGCACTCTTGTAAGGTTACTAACATATCATTCCCTTATTCCATATCGTTCAATTAGCATTTTCCTACGTTCTTCCTTCTTCCGTTTCGCTTCATCAACCTGCATCTCGGCTTGAAGTATATCTTCTCTCTGTTTATCAATTTGCTTATCCGAGATAAGCCCAAAGGATTTCCGTTCTTTAAGTGTAAGTCTTTTAGCTGAACGACCCTTTTTCATGCCAAATTTTCCAGCCATACATCATCCTACGAACTTTTCATAAAGACTGAAGTGTTGTTCTGTAAGTTTCTTGCTGTCATTCAGTTCTTTAAGAGATTCAATTATGATGTCAGTTGCCTTTTCACCAATTTCAATTTCACGTTCTTCGTTACCCTTATTGTTCCATGTAGCTATTTCACCGTCTTGCTTAACTTCAAACTCTTTAATGTCACCTTCGCTTAAACCCAGACTTGAAGTTAATGATCTCAATACTCTTAATGTAACAAAATTACCTTCTTTAGGTAAAATCTGTAACAGAATAAGCCTCTCCAATACGGTTAAATTCATTCTTCCCCCTTTATTTATGCTTCCCAACAATTAATGTATGCTGTTCCACCATCTTGCATTTTAACCAAGATGTGTCCTGCGGCAGTTGTAACATATTTTGTAGTTGTAGCATCTACCCAACCGTTCTCTGCATCATCAAAATCAAACACAAAAGAACCAGTACCTTTTACTTCGATTGCGGCAGTAATTGTTCCAGATAACGAGGAACTATCACCATGCAGGAGTAGTCCAACTGGTAATGCTTGTGAATTAGAATATACTCTCATTGCAGCTGTTTGATTGGTTGACATACTAACAATATTAAGACCGTAATCAACATAGTTAGCTGCTGTGCAGTTTATGTTAATCCTGATAGCAGATGTCTCACCTACTACATTAGCACGAATACGAGGTCTTATTTCAAGACAAGTAACCGCCTGTGCTACTGCTGCACCAGCTAATATTTCAGTATCGAATATACCAGCAGATAATGTAGCAGCACCAGTAGCAGTAATTGTTTTACTTGCTGCTATTTCCAATGTTGCAATACAAGAAGCCTGTTCACCAAGAATACACGTGTCTGTAATTGCAAGTCTACTTCTTGTAGCGTATCCATTGACAAGGTCAAATCCAACTGACAGGTAATTATATCCAGCGTAAACATAGCCTGTAGAATCTGCACTTACTGTGATATAGTTTACGTCACCCATTACAGCCGTAGCCGTAGCTGCTACTGTTATGTGCATACCTTTCAATATTAAATATTTTGTCTGTGTTCCGTATGCTAATGCGGTTGAATATGTACCATGTGAGAATACACAAGATGCGTCAAGACCTGTTTCGTCAGTCTGAACGGCTGATATATTTATTGCGGTTGTGCAGGCTGCAGTAACATTAATTCCATTCGTGCAACCATTATCACTAATGTTTATGCCATTTGTGTAGGCTTCACTGATGTTTATACCGTTAGTACCTGATCCAGCAAGTTCAAATGTACCAGCTACAGTTAAATCCATAGCTTTATTGGCATCACCAATAACTACGCCATCTTCGCCAACTCTAAAATAATTGTGTTTATGTGTGTCTCCAGCCCTCACTATTTTAAATGAGTTCCTTCCTTGAATTACTTGTAATTCAGCAGCCATAACTACCTCCTTACGCTCTAACTTGTACGCATCTTACCCAATCAACGTAAAGTTCAGGTTCACCTGTACTCGACCCAGATTGACATACAAAACTTGGTGTAATCCCAACGACAGGAATGTTAGCAGTCAAAATAGATGTTCCAATTTTTACGCCATCAACATAATGAGTAACATCCGTAACGCCATTAACGTGGAATCCTACCCTTACATAAGTAGCTTCTACAAGAGTTGTAGCTGCAACTGGAGTAGCTTCTGTTCCTGCTTTTTCTGCACCAAACAATAATGCGGCACTTGAAAGACATTCAAAACCAATATGATTTGCAGCAGTCATATCATTACCACTTATGATTGAAGTATCGGCTGCTGAAAGTCCAACAAATAATTGAACATCATCAACTGCATCGGTTACTTTAATTTTTGCTTCAAACCAAATATCTCGACCTGCAACAGGAATAAATGGTAGTGTGCCTTCTGTGTATTGAATATTCATGCCTTGCCCTTCGGTAGCAGAATCACAATCAATTACACAAATTCCGCCCTGCAATGTATCAGATGTAGTAACGCCACCAGCAGTTGCTTGTGTTACTGTCCATCCTGCCATAGCTGTAGTAGCAACGGCTACGCCCTTCCAGTTCATCCAATCTTCAAAAAAGTCGTATGCTACTGTCGGGTCTATTGCCATTGGTAGTAATGGTGCGTTTGCCCATACTCCTGTTTGATAAGTGGTATTAATCTGGCTATCCCAGAAACCTAACTTACCAGCTTTCCAATAACTTCTTGTGCTCATAATATTTCCTCCTTCGGAAATAGTAGGGGCAGTTTCCCACCCCTAATATAAGTTTTAGTCTGCGAGTGGTTCTATTGGAACGTCACTCTTGTAACGACCTTTCCAAAGCATGTATGTAGCACTATATACGTTATTGCCCGATGATGGAGCGTCAAGTGCAAGTTGGATGCAGTCAAAAGCAGTATCACTTGAACCCTGAATTGTGTCAGCAGGGATTTCAATTACATACATTGAAAGTGCTGTATCAACAGCAAATGAATCGTCAGTTACGTCAGTCTCTGTTAAAGGACTAAGAGTAGGTGCACCATCATTGGTGTACATATAATCAAATTCTACTCCGCCCCCATCTTCATCAGTACCATCAACTGCTGTAGCACGATTTATTGTTGCCAATGTTTCATCTGACATACTAGCACCAGTGTTAATAATGATTGTGCAGTGGTCGTAACCTTTCATGCAGATATAATTGCCATCAACAGCATTAGTGGTATAGTCTAATGGTGGTACGGCTTCTACGAGTGTTACTAATTGATTTCCTATCATAATTTCCTCCTATGCCCTTTCAGCTAAGTTGACGTAAGGACTCATTGTCGAACCGTTAGCTGGTGTCTGATAAATAGGCCATAATGGTTGTCCGTCCCAACGATAACTAATCTTAAAGGTCTGTTGGTCATAGTCAAATTTCAAGTGCATGGATGTAGATGTTCTGATTCCACCGCCAGCCTTTTCACCGACAAGATACTGAGACCAGTCTATTAAAGCAACGTCATTAACATCACCTAAAGTAGCAGCGTGTTCAGTCATAACTAACGGAGCATTAAATATACGTCCGTTAGGTGCTTTTGACGCATCATTGCTCTGAATCCAAACTGGTGTACTTGCTGTTCCACCAGTAATTGTTAAATCCATTAATTCAGGTAAGCAGTTATGGTTTGAGACCCAAGTAAGCCCTGCCTTGTTAGGTGTTCTTGACCACATTTTTGTTAAGTTCTTATAAACGATAGTATCTGCAACCTGACCAGTTTCTTTAGCAACACTAATCAATGCTGGAGAGTTCTGAATACCGAGAGGTCGTCCTGCACCTGTACCTGTCAGCATATCCTTGTTTCTCTGCCATTTCACAGCATCAACAAATTTCTGTGATACATAAGGCTCGATGGATATAGGTGAATCTTCGATCATTTCATCACTAATGTAGCAAAGGCCAGTTAATTTATGCAGAGATAACTGGATTTGACCAACAGTAGGGGACGAAGCTGTGTAAGCCGCTTCCTCTGCTTTGTAATAAAGAGTTATTCCACCAAATAAATTACTGGAGTGGTCTTTATCGATTTGGTAAGGGAATGATACCGTATTAGAGGACATAGGTATCTTCATGGCTTTTTCGTAGAATATGTCGCCTTCTATACTGCGTTCCCAAAGTCTGTTGCTAAATTCTGGCGGGATTAAGAACCCACCTTCGAGATTGGATGTTTCGTTTACTGTCTTTTGTAACAAGTTCTTAGATGATAGTCTTTCATCTTTCGGACTCTTTACTACGGTCTGCACAAAATCACTGAAGTTCTTGAATCCACCCTTCATAAGCTTATCTTCTTCTTCCTGAGAAGCGATTACCTTAATACTGGCAACTTCTTCACTGAGAGTAGAAAGTTTTTCGTCTATGTTCTTGGAGTGTTCTTCAAGAGAAGTTTCAAGTGTTTTTGTGAACTGTTCTTCTGTGAGAACTTTTTCTTTTCTTGGTTCATCCATTTTTAGTCTCCTTATTATTCCAGATTCAGTTTTCAAGCCTAATAGTTCTCGACCTATCTCCAGCTATACTTTACCTCGTCTAATGTCTATTTTATCTGTCATTCTATTTAATGCTTTGTTAATTAGTTCTGCTGCTTTTTCAGTTGTTATCCCTTTGGGGGCAACAGTTTTTGGTTTAGTCAGTTCAGCTATCTTTGCTTCTAATGCTTCCACTTTATCAGTAAGTGCTTTCAACTCTTCACTGTTATCAACTACTTCTACTTCTTCTTCAGGAAACAATTCAGTTTTAAGGTCTAATGACTTGAATTGGAATTTACCTTCCTCTACGGCTAACGTAAGGGCATCAGGATTGCAAGCTACCGGAACATCAGAGTGTTCTAAAAGGTATGCTTTTGTGATAATGTTATTTGCACCTTTCAGATCTTCGTCTGTCATAAAGAATTTCTCTTTAGTATATGTAATAGCTTTATCCCAAGCTTCAGTGTCAGATTTCTTAACTGATTTCAAAGGTATGAATCCTACACTTGCTGGCAGTGGATGTCCGTCTTTGTGCATATTATAAATGTCGTCTGCCATATCGTGTTTAGCGTAAACTTGTTTTGCCAAGAGTCCTTTATCGGTAGTCTTAATCCACATATCAGTTCCAAGTGGTAATTGACCCTTGCCACCGAAAGTAGTGCCACCGTAGTTGTGTCCATAAAGGAATAACTTTGTTTTGTTAAAGTCGTCTAATAGCCAAGCGTCAGGTAAAATCACGTCACCATCTCGATCCACAGACACAGTAGATACGTATTTAATAACAGCCCTTTCACCTTCTTTTATTTCCATACCATCGGAAACTTCTGCAAAACCCTTATTTACAAATTCCAGTTCATCAGCTTTAATATGAAACTGCTTTGCCATATCATTCGCTTTCTTTGGGTTACAGTCCTTGTATTTTAATCTCTTAGTCACTAATTCCATCGTTACTCCTTTCGTTGTTCTCTCCACCCGTACCGCCAGAACCAGCTTCTTTAGGCGTCTTGTTCTCGTAAAAACCTTCTAACATATCAGCGTATATCATATTGGAAGGAACTATACGTCTATCGCCATCATCTGTAGGTGACATTCCCTGTTCCTTGCGGATTTCGTTGATACTCGATACGCCCCATTTAAGGTTAGTCTCATGCTGTTTCCTTATCTGTTCATTATCTTCTTTAACGGGGTTATCAAAAGCACAGAATAGTTTAGCGGTAGGACTCTGTGCGTATTTAGGTAAGATAGTTTCAGTTACCTTCTCTTCTATGAATTTCAGCCTCGGTGAGATAGTGTCCCTAAAATAAGCATAATTCCCACTTTCAGCGTTTGATCTATTCACTGACTCGACTGTGATTAAGGAGAGGGGGACTCCGAAAGCAGCAGCAATCTCTTCACGAGAGGTTTTTGAAGCTATGGCTGAGAACAAATCTTTTGGATTGACAGCCACAGACTCAAATTTGAGATCATTGTCGAAGAGAGGTGTCGAGCCAGCGTTTTTAGCTCCACGATATTTACTGAGTTGCTCGTTCAGCCTGTCAAATGCAATGTTGCCGAGGTTTTCTTTCGTGGTGAAGTAACCTGGTATAACCCCCATGTTTTTATAAAGGGCTTGTAAGTATGTATTGGAATAATTTGTTATATTAACTGCTTGCGGTACTGCTGAGAGTGGAGATGTGCCATAAAAGAGGTCGCCAGGGTAAGGAAATTTGTGGTGAACAATTAATTTAGGATCATACATCTTTGATTCACCAGAGTCGTTCTTATATTTATATCCTGAGATAAACTTCTTCTTATCAGGGATGATCTTCATGTTCTGACTCGGAAGTTGCCAAAGCTCACCAGGAATATTCAAGCCGTTCATGCCGATTCCCCAATATGAGTTACCGGTTATCTCTGAGAATAGCTGACTTAAATACAAAAAATCCGTCTTATTGAAAAACGGATTCACATTTCGCATTAAATCAAGGAAGGGGTGTACTAAAACTTCTTCCACAACTATCTTTTGGTTTAAATTCTTGTAAGCTTTATTTATCTGTGAGCTGTTGGTTTCATAAAGATAGCTTTTCTCTTTAGGTGATAGCTCTTTCGTGGGTACGAGAGATTGTTCACCTTCAGGCTTCGCTACATAGAGTCTTAGCGTTTGTTTAGCCACAGCTTTAGCGTTACGGTCAGCACATACATATACCCAACCAGCATAAGCCCTTATGAGTGCATCTATATTATGTGGATCAAAATGAGTCTGACCACTTGCCCAACTGTCGATAATTGTACCAAATCGACCTAACTTTTTTTCTCTAAGACTTGATTTTACTAATTCGAGACCGAATGGTAGTCGCATTTTTTGACCCTTTTATGTTTACCACAATGAGTGTAAGTTATTAAAATTAATAATACTATTCTTTAATTCTATCACTCCATTATTAAATACTAAAAAAACAGTGGTGTCAAGCTTAAATAAAGGGATTACTCTTTATCCATCTGACTTTAGGAACTTTGTTACCCTGTACGTATTCTGTGTAAGTTCCGTAAATAATAGCCTTAATCCCATCGTCTTTAATGTCTATTGGATCTTCTTTCACATTATGGTCTTTATCCTCTTTAAATTTGTATGAGTAGAACTCGTTCTTTAGTTTAGTGTCACGTTCCAATAAATGGATGTTAAGCATCTTCATGAAGTCAATGGAGTCTTTAACGTAATTATTTGACTTGTAACAACCTCTTGCGTTATATCCTGCTTTCTGTAGTTCGTCTATTCTGTCGGGTTCAGCATTGTCACACCACATTGTAATATTGTAACTGACCTTCTTATCATTCATCCACTGTATGAGTTCAGCAGTATGGTGTCCGCTTTCGTGAAACAGCAGTTCACAGTAGATACTTTTAGGTTGTTCGTTAGCATCGTCCTTCTGATACACCTTTACAAGTGCGGTAGGGTGGACAAAACCAAAGTCAAGCCCATAATATACTTTAGACCACTCTAAATCTGGGATTTCGTGAATGATTGAGTAGTTATTGAAGATCTTGTTCTTCAAATCGGCATATTCACCTAAACAATAGATTTTGTAGTATGATTCGTCTTTGTTAATCAATGCTTCCAGTGAAGCCACATACTGTAGGTCAAGGAATAAGTTATCTTTGTAGGTAGAGTGCAAAACTGTTTTCATACCGGTTATTTTGTGCTTTTTGCCGTTATACTCCACTTCTGTAACGGTTTTCTTACGATATGAGAGCTTTTTAGGGTTGTGATTCTCTTTATATGTCCAATTTTCCTTTGAAATGGGATTATATGAGTACATAAATTGAGCATAGTTGCCTATATCTGCCGGTTTAGCACCTCTTTTAAGCTTTAAGCTCTGTTCTGCCGATAGGTTAAATTTAGGTCTTAATCGTAGGTCTAACTGCATCATATCATCATATCCGGCTTCAGTTGACTCTTCATACCAGATTGAAGTGATATTCTCGATAGACTTTATCTTTTCGAGATCATCCATACCCCTGAACAGAATTTCGTTACCATTCAGGTTATTTCTGATATTCATTGGTTTAATTGTAGTGTGGCAGTTATCTAATAGTCCCCAAACTGATAGGGTGTCTTTGATTAGTCTGAAGGCTGAAGTTTCAAGCCCTGGTGAGTATCTACGCAAAACAAGAAATCTGTGTCCTACATCTTCTTTGAAGAAACGGTAACATAGCTTCTGTGCAGCGAACCAAGATTTTCCCGATCCGGCACTTCCGACCATCACAAAGTAACGGTCAGTGTTCCAAAGATGGGGGTAATACTTTTTGTTAATAATCTTATCAAGTTGTGAAAATTCAATTTTCAATTTCAGCCTCCGTGTGCTTCCAGATTCAAGTTCAGTAGTGAAGGGTATTACCCCCGAATCCCCCTAAGGATTAAGCCAAACTGTTATATCTACATCTTCAGTCGTGTTATCATCAAATGTAGCGTGTATGGTTATCGTGGAGCTTCTTACTCCCGTGAATGAAATGTAAAACTTATGGTTGTTCGCTACTTCGTAATATGTTGGTGGCGTGGTAGATTCTACTTCCCACTCGTCAATGTTGACCCCTGCGAAGTTGACAGTGATGATTTCATCGTAAGCAAACAAGCTGTAATCGTCAGGGCTGAGTATCTGAATGAAGTTTGGTTGCGTAGCAGTGGAACATCCTAATAGGACAAGAAATATTAATAGGTATCTCATATTCACCCCCTTAAATGTTTAGCGATTACGTCATCGCTAACTGTTTCTATGTCTAATTCCATAATCTTTTCACACAAATCAAATTGGCAAGCATAGCATATATCTGAGTCTTTAGGAAAATTACCAACAGAAAGAAAATCTTTGCAAACAATACATTCCTTTAATGCCATCTAATCCTCCAATATCCAATCAAATGTTAAGTACACAGAAAAAATAGCTGGGTCGTAGTATTTTGCATTTTTAGTTTCGTCAAGTTCATCCCATATATCAGACGGAAGTGCCTCATATCTCAAAAAATTCCAAAGCACTAATTTTTCCGTACAATTACTGCCTTTTTTATTTTTATATATATCTACCAATGAGTAAAACGTCATAAGGTGTTTTTCTTTTAAATAAAACTTCTTTAGCTTCTTCTCTTGTATTTTCTTTTTAAACCACATTAATCCCCCAAATATAACCTTATTGAATCCTTGTGTACCTTTATTGCTGCTGGAGCATAATCACCAACAATGGCTTGTTCAAAAAATTCAATATCTTCAATTATATACGCATCATAACCAACTACTAAGTATCCGATAACATCATTTCCTGTGCTAATTGATACTCCCCTGACCTTCCACATTAATCCTCCAATATCTCAAACTCTGTTTCGATAATATCAGTTTCAGGCTTAGTCGCCCCTATCACGATAACTTTATCAGCAAAGCCGAAGCCTTCTCTTATTTTGTTATATGCTTGAGTCAAATCAAGATAATCTCTAATTTTAGCCTGAGATGTCATTCTGTCCAATATATCAGGACTCATTAATAATTCCTGTATTTTATTGAGTGCTTCTAATTGCTTCTCCTGAGTCTTGTTTCTATCGAATAGTTCAGATAATTCCTTTTTAGTGTCAACTACCAAATCTTTAGTCTCTTCTCGGTCAGCTTTCTTAGCGAAGTGTTCTTTACGCTTATCATCCCATTTACCCAAGCCAGCGTTCATATCTTCCTTCTGCCACCGGAATAGAGATGCTACCGATACCTCAAGTTCGTCAGCGATTCTCTGGAAGGACTTCTTAGGGTCAGATGTTTTGTATAGATGCTTAGCTGCCCTATGCGTAGATTTTGTTTTCTTACTTATCACCTAATATCCCTCCTGTCTGCGTAATCACACCATCTCTCAACATTATCAACCCAATCTCCCAGTTCAAAGCAATACCACGCCTTAATGCAGAAATCGTAAAAGCCAGTATCGTATTCACCATCCTCACGCTGTATGATAAGTTCCTTTGATCTGCCCCTGCCGTAAAGCGGTGTATCTCCGTACATCTCGTCACCTGTGTCCGCACCGTAGTTCACGTCCATAGGTGGTAATTCATATCCTTCGTTCCAGAAGATGTTTGCCATTTTATTATCCTTTTTTAAAACATAACCAAACCTATTTCATATCCTCAGCTATAAGGCTTTGGATGTATTCAAATTCTTCTTTATGCAATTTAATCTTGATGTATGGGACTTCTCTTCCATCTTCTACCGTCTGTAATACACATGGCATACGAAGCGTAAGGCTGCTCTCGCCTTCCTTCCACTCCATTTTAGGAACCCACTCTGATAAGACTTTTGCTACTGGATGCACTGCATCTAATTTCATTTTTAACTCCTAACCAAACTTTGTTTACTTACTTAGTCATCTTGAATAATTTACACAAAGTTTCTTCTCTGTCTAATTCATTCATATCTAAGTCGAATACAGTGTCGCAGTCACCATTTAGGCATATATAAGTAGTTGTGCATTTTAATAGTGGATACGCACCACATTTAGGACATTTCTTGTCTGCCATTTACCCTCCTGAAATAATTATATGCTCTCATTATTCTTAACCTTTTTAAATCAAATATGAATATTATCTCATTCTCAAAATAGCCCATTGATAAAAATGATTCCAGCTCTTCAGTTGACTTGCAAATTTCAATAAACCACTTAGCTATTATTAAGATCATTTCTTCCCTTCCCGACTTGTTAAAAATCCAGCATTACTGAATCTAATAAAGTGTTTGCCTAATTCAAAATAAATAAACCAATAGCCCATATCAATAAACCATTTGAATTTGAACCACAGGATAGTTATGTGAAGAAATCCAAAGAATTCCCAAAAGCTAAATTTATATGGTTCATCGGCACCGTATTCTTCTATTCTTCTATCACAGATTGATAATTTGAATATAGTCATCTATTTCTTCCTTCAGTTCATTTATCTGTTCCATATTCTGCTCCTTAATCTTTAAAAAATCTCAATCATTCGTAAATAGCATATTGACCTTTAAAAATGGAGCATGGAGCAGGAATCGAACCTGCACCTGCTGGATTACAAAACCAGTGCCCTACCATTAGGATACCCATGCTTCAAAATATTTATTCATAACCAAACTTTGTTTACTTACTTAGTGGAGTCAAGCTTAAAAAACCATTCTCTTCAAATAAATTCATTCTCAGCTCAGATATGTTTTTCCACGAACCTTTGCCAATGAACTCAGGATTGACTAAATAAGTGCCACGTGATACGTTGAACAGCCACTTCTTTGTATGGAGACCCACAACACATTTATTGACTGTACCTAATGTAAAGCCACACTTCTCTGCAATACGATTCTTTATCCCTACTGTGATGTGGACTGTGTTCTTGTAATTGATGTGCCGGCTTAATAAGAAGAATACCACGATCTCAGCTTTCGTTAAGTCTAAGAGGCGTTGGATATGCTCCATGTAAACTTTTACATAGTAACTCTCAGGTTTGCTCTCATAGACCGAGATTGACTTTTTGGATGTTACTTCCCCGTATTGGTCAATCGTTGTTTCTTCGTGGACTTTGGATCGCTTCAATTAACCTTCCTAAAAATATTTGCAGACTACATAGATTACCAATCTAATTATAGCCAAAACTAACACAACGATCAAAACAAAAGAAACGAATCCAAGAAGAGTGTTCGTAAATTTCTCTTCTCCGAACTTACCTAAAACCCTCTCCCACCATTCCAATACTTTACTACCAAACTTCTCAAATAAATTCATCTAATTCCTCCCTTTCCGACTATCGCATAATAATAAGATAACAAAACACCCCAAAAACACCCAATCACTACCAAGTGGGTATGAGTTTGCTACCGAGTGGGTATGCTTAAGCTACCGAGTGGGTATATGTCTCCTTCCAAAATCACTTTCATAAATACCACCTAAATAAACAACTTAACTCTGCCCCCTGTCAAGCAACAACTCTCTATTATATTATACTACCTAATTTGATAGTATCGCTTTATGGAGTCAAGCTTAAAATAAAACTATCTCACGAATAATAACATTGAAATAGCGTAGATGCAGTGGTGGTAATGGTTAAGGAAAATGAGAGTGTTTGGAAAAAGGGTAAAATTGTGCGGGGCGATACCGAGCCTTCATTTCGTCTTCTTTTGGGAACTTTAGACCCCCCTGGGTTGTCCAGTAAACGTCAAGCAACAGACGCAGCTTTAATGTATATCCTTTATTAATCACTGTTTACAGCCCCAGTCAATAATATATCATAAATTATTACCCCCATTTTAGCACTGATCAGGTCAATATTATTAGAATGGTGATTCTATAATGAGTCATGCGTAACGGCTCTCGATCCGGTCATGCTACCATTGCACCCATCACCGCAACAATCTACTTGCACATTTAGCCAATTACCTACATTATTATTGTCGTCTCACCACTAACGACAGATTGCTACATTAATATAATTTATCTATAAAATAAAAGTCACTTATTATTAATTAATACTTGACACTAATTATGCCGGTATTAGTTTAGGCAATGTGATTAAAAAGAAAGGGGGTCACATGAGTATAAGATTAATCGCAAGCAATAAGAATGAAGTTTATTTTGATCATGTAGCAAGACAAGGCACATCAATAGAAGGGGTCTGTCTATATGCTGAGCAAGAATTTTTTAATAACTTCACTGATAATGTTATTGTTTACGTTGACAATGAAATTCATATGCAATTAGAAAACTAAGATTTAACCGAGTGCATATAGCACGTGCACTCATTTAAGTTTTAACTGTTCTTTATAGCTTTATAGAGTGACTGAGTGAATATAACACAGTCAATATATTTTCTGTGTTACTAGCTCCTAAGGTTTCACTATAAAACCGAAGGAGATTTAACATGAACAAAAAAGAATTTAGCACATGGTTACCAGTGTTCCCAGGTTTTTATGGCACGTATTTTGAAGTGGATACTTGCGACGGTGAGTTTGAGCACATTATGGAAAATGGAATTTATATCTCTGAAATTAAAAGGGCTTTTATTCCTGAAGATAAACTTTCAGATTTAATGTGGGATAACTTTGATAACAAAGAATATGAGAAGGACGTTTGCATTGCCGCCTGTGAATCTATAGAAAATGCTTGCGACTTAATTATCAATATAGAATTTGAAAATGAATCTTCTCCTAAGTTTTACAATTATTCCAATGATTCTATAAACTGCAAAATTACTATTGATCTGGATGCTTTACGTGACTGGATATATGAAAATAGCAATAAGGAATATCTTGACGGATATTTTAAAGAACGCTATACTTCGTGCAGTGGTTTTATTTCGAGTTATCCAAATAGCTTTAAAGGGTGGGAACTAGAGACAAAAAACTTCACTGAATTAGACGATCATTATTTAGGAGCTATTCTTAATTGTTATTTTGAACTATTAGATTATGATTCATTGGCACTTTATTATGATTGCAGTGACAAGGACATATATCCGGGCTTTTATTTTGAGCATAAGAAGATACTTCAGGAAGCTATTGATAATGAGTTTGATATTACCTATAAGATTGATGATCCGAACCAGCTAAAAATTGATTTAGGCGGTGTAAGATGACAAAAAAACACTACATAGCAATTGCCCGAATCTTTAATCGACTCATGAAGTATTATCAGGAACCGGAGCAACGGCACATTTTGACCACGGTCATAAGGTCATTAATGGAATACTTCCAAAGCATTAATAACAAGTTTGATCCAGACAAGTTCCTTGCCGCAATCTATGAGGCTAAAAAATAAATAACTTTTAAAGTTATAATTTAATTGACCCGTTTCTTAATTGAGACGGGTTTTTTTATTACCCAGATCATTTTCTAATATTTGAACAAATCGTTAAAAAGTTCAAATAGAGAGATTCACTCAGACACGATTCTATAATAAGCTAATATTTACGGGGAAAATCTATAAAGGGCTCAAAATAATCGGGGAAAAAACTTGACACCTATAACAATGAAATTTCACTTGACACATAACAAAAGGAGGATGTATGACAGTACCAAAGTATCTAACCAAGATCAATGCTTTAAAGCGGCTCAAACTACGAGCCAGGAAGGTGAAAGGCGGCTACTCTCTATACCTTGACACAATCCTGAATGGACACCGTGAGAGGCTGACGCTCAAGATTGAGATTAGTAATGTAAAGGACAAGATGTTTATTTATGCAGTAGCTTTACGAGATCGCAAGGAGCTGGAACTGTTGCAGGATCAAAACGGGTTCAGGCTATACCGGCAACAAGTTGTTTTAACCGACTACTTCAAGCAGAACGGAACAACAGCGAATCGGGGATCGGTTCAGAGGTACATTGACGGTTTCTATATAGGGCGTAAAATAGCGGGGGAAATTTCCGAATCTGATATAAGAGCATGGAAGGATTATTTATTGGAACACATTTCACCCATGACGGCTAAAACATATTTACAAATACTAAGAACTTGTTTCAATAAAGCCGTTAGGGAGCAATTAATCACCTCGAATCCTTGCGATAATGTCCACGTTAAGGCAAAGGCAGCCAGGAAGGAATTTCTTAACTTAGAGGAGCTTAAAAAGTTAGTGGGAACTCCGTGTCGTAATGAAGAAGTTAAACGAGCATTTATATTCAGTTGCCTCACCGGAATAAGATTCTCGGATCTGAACCGGATAACCAAGCACGACATCAATGATAATATATTGACTTTCAGACAACAAAAGACTCAGGATGTAATATCGGTCCCATTAAATGAGAAAGCCCGCCAGATTGCAGAAATGACACCTTCAGTTAAATTATTCACACTACCATCGATCAAGACTTACCTTAAAATATTAAAGTCTTGGGTTAAGGCTGCGGATATTACCAAGAAAGTTACTTCTCATGTTGGTAGGGTTTCGTTCGCCACTATGTTGCTATCCAATAATGTTTCAAGCTATACTGTATCTCAGTTATTAGGACACCGAAGTTTGACCTCGATAACACCTTATGCTAACTTGGTGGATCAGAAGAGAGTGGATGCTATTAAGTTGTTGCCCCTATAAAGGACAAGAATTAACGGGGAAAATCATGCTGAATTTGGATCATCTCCATTTGGAGAATATATATCTAATTGTCTTATTACTCCTGAAGCTATGGTAGACTGAAGCATATTCCCGCCTAACGCCCAACCCCATAAAAGTTCTACTATTTCATCATATTTATTAGCTTTTTCTTTATCAGTCATCTCTTCTCCTTGAAATCTCTATATTTCTTAGCAGTCAAATTTACCACATCACAAACTGTCCTTCTATTTATATTCATCATAATCCCGATCTCAGTCTGGTTCATATCGTTATCCCACATATCCCAGATTCGACCGAATGTATCTTCGTTAATCCCCTCAATGTAGTTGTGTGCGTATTCAGTGACACCTAATATCCACATCTCAACATAGTTCTTATAGCTGTTTGAGTTCAGTTTAATATTTATCTTATGAGCTTCTTCGTATGTAATATCAAGAGCTTCAGCAACATCACGGATAGAATCAAGCTTTGCTTTCAGGTCAAGGAATTGTTTAGTCAGTTCATAGGTTATCTTCTTACGCCCATCTTTACGCTTACGCTGTTTTATAAGTGTCTTAGTCCATTCCCATCCACATCTATCCCTATCATCCCAAATCATAGTTCCTTCTTCCATGTCCCATCCCTCACATTGCATATTGAAAGCCCATATCTTAGGGTTAGGCTCACCTTCTACTTCAAACCGTGTTATATATCTATTGCCGTCTTTATACCTGTAAGAGTTGCTCATTCATTCTCCTTTGTATAGCAATATGCAGCAAACATCATCAGTAGTATAAATATTATTGCCGGTATCATTTCTTCTCCTTTGGTGGTTGTGGTTTGTAAAATTTATCTATAGCTAATATTATTCCAGTTGAAGATGCTTTTATTTTCCCAATATTATGTGATACATTAGATGCGTGTGTCCTTTCTGAATTAACCTTTATAATTTCTGCCCTATTCTTAATAAGGTTTAGTAGTCTATCAATCTTCTTTATCTCTTCCAGTTCAGAGAGAAGCTCAGTAGCTTCTTCACCCCAAAAAGATATTGTTATAATAGAACCTCCATCAAAATCCTCTCCATCACACCTTATTGAATCATTAATCTTCTCTATCAACTTATCTATCTGTGTATTCATTTCAATTCCTTTTCAGATTCACTATAATCCATCATTGTCATATCATAAAGAACTTTTGTATTACGCATATCCTTACTCAATAAGTAACTACAAGTCATTATTGCCGTCTGATTAGTTTCCTTGCTTTTGTAAAAATGCCTATACCCACCAGATTTTGTTTTTCTGTACGTGTAATAGTATAATTTCAATTCAATATCCATGTTCAGCTCCTTAGTTTATTAAATTCAGTTACAGCTTGATCCAATCTTATATTCTGGTTTATAAATGCGTATGCCAGATCTTTAATCTCTCTTGAATATGGTAGAAGTGAGTCTTTTGCTTTCTGCTGGTAGGGCTTGTAGTAATCAATAAAAGCCCCGAAGTCTTTAAATGAAGATAGCACTTTGTATTCTGGTCTGGTAGTTTCATCTGTCATATTATACCTCTGCTTTTTAGTGTATCGATTCAGGAATGTTCCTAACCGCTTTCCCATATCAAAGAATCTCTCATTTTCATATCGAAATGTTTTGCCTGTTTTATTCAGCTCAGTCCAGTAACCTATAAATTCAGATTCTACAGGTTTATATTTAAGGTTTTCTTGCACATAATCTTTTACGGTCTTTTTGAAGGTTTCAATTCTGTGCGATATGTCTTTATTCTTATCATTCTTTACTTCTTTATTTATTATAGTGTTGTTAGTTGTTTGTTGATTGTTTGTTAGTTGTTTGTTAGTTTGCTTGTTAATCTGCTTGTTAGTTTTGTTTTCCTTAATCTGGTAACTGTTGTAATTGCAGATAGTTATTATGCTAAATTTGTTTGTTGATTCGCTTGTTAATTCGCCTGTTGATTTTAGCCTTTTTATGTAAGTGCGAATGGATTGCTCTGAAATTCCGGTATGCTTATGTAATGCCTTAATACTGGTAGGTAATTGTCCCGTTTGGATCATCCTTCCCTCAAAGTTATTTGGCACATGGTTAGCGTTAATTAATAGATATATGAATAGGTGAACCATATCTGATTTATGAAACCATTCCCAATTTTCAAATTTCTTATGAAGTTTAATCCAGCCGACTTTCTTCATACTATCCCCTTATATTGATTCATTGATTTGCATAAATACAAACTTACCATCTAAAAAGAATATTTCCATATAATACCACTTGCTATGCGTTTCATATAATATTAGCGTGGAATTATAATTTAGTTTTTTATCCATTGGGTAATCGTTTGAAAGATAACTTGCACCTTCAGTAATCTCAAATTCTAATCCGGCATTTGTAAATGATTTCTTAAACTCATCTAAGTTAGTCATACTATCCCCTCAACTTCCCCAATTCTTTTTCTATTATGTCTTGTATTTCACTGCCATCATAAATGCCTTCAATTCTATAAACTATCCCGTTAAGTAAATCTATCTTTATTGTATCAGAATCCATCTGCATAAGTTCTAATTCATATATCAGCTTTTCAACCATTAATTCACCATCAATAGGACAATCTTTACAAATACAGCCACATTCAGCTTTCCAGTTAATGTTCTTCAACCACTTTATTAGTTTATCAGTCATTTCTCCCCCAATTCTTTTTCGAGCCTCTGGTTTTCTGAGTATAAAAATTCAATCTCTTTTAAATCATCTTCCCTAACTGTTATAAAATTAATCAAAGTATTAGAAAAAGCAGTTGTTGTGCGGTTGAAACTTTCGCCTCGTTTTAGTGCAGAAATTAAACAATCTACTTCTTCACCAGTAAAAGTAAACATACTTTTACCATCTGCTACTTTTGATCCGAAATCTAATTCTAAGTTAGCTATGATATTTTCTACTAAAGTCATACTATCCCCTTATACATTTCATGGACACTTTTCAATATCTCCAACTGCCTGTCAACCGATATTTCGTACGACTGCATTTCCATGTGAGTATCTTTATCTACCGGAATACAATATAGGTCTATCGGTCTCATGCCCATCCCAGCATTATTAACCGTCCTGACGTGATGCTTCTCGCAGTTTGGGTAATTCTCCCGAAGCCAAGTCATGTAGTCCCGACACATCTTCCTGCGTTCTTTCTTATCTAATATCTTATTGAGCGAGTTGTAATATTTGATTAGGGGTGTCATAATTTAATATCTAATATTAGATCTTCAATAGTTAATGAGACTGGATACAAGGCATTACTGCAATCTTTAGGCATTTTTATTTGTTCTTCAAACTGGTCGGGATATTTTTCTGCATACCCCTTTCTTTCAACTAACAATGGATACATTAATTGTTTTGTAGCCTTACACCTAAAACAATGAGTATTTACTTCGCTATCAATACCATAGCTATCAGTATAATATTTATAATCAATATATTCCAATAGTAAACAGTTAGTACATGCCTTAAAATTATCTGGATTTTTAATGCAACACTTTTCATGTTTAGCTGCAAAATCTTTTCTAAAATAGTGTTTATTGCAATATTCACATGTGTAAACAATTCTTTCATTTATCTTCATTTTTTCCACCTCACCCTATGCTATGCAATAAGTGTTCCAATTAAAATTCAAATTTATTCTGTTCTTTCTTTGCAAGGTGCTTTCTTTTAGAATCTCCACTAATCCACCATTCATAAACATCTTCTCTGTCATCAAAATCGCTGAACTTACCCATATCTATAAGCTTTTGTATTGTATTCAGATAAGCAACCTTGTGTTGTTTCCATCTATCAAACTCGTATAAATGTTGATTATATGTGTGCATTGGGCAACCTATACAGCCTATTCTCAGAAACCCTTCATCATATAATTTGCAATATGGAAGATTATTATTCCTAATGAAATTCCACACATCATTTTCAGACCATTTAAAGATAGGGTGGACAAATGACTTCCCCCTATTCCCTTCCTCGGTTTCTTCACGCTTTGCTCTATTAGGTGATTCCTTTGCACGTATGCCAGTGATAACTGTTTCATCAGTTCCGAGATGTTCTTTAAGATTTTTACAGCAGAACTTTATCCTACGGGTAGGCAACATCTTTTCTTTAACTATAAGCTGATACATTGTCAGTTCAGGTCTATGCCAGATAACGTCTTTATGATACCCCCTAATGAAGTCCAATAGTTCAGGTGGGTCAATGCTTGTTCTTGCGAAGTGAGAAGTATGCTTCACTCCTGAACGAATGACTAATTCCTTTATGACTACAGAGTCTTTACCGCCAGAGAAAGCTACGTGATAACCTTCTGGCGGTTCGTTGTCTTGGATTAGCTTAACTGATTCATCTACAAGATTCATTTTTCACCTCTTATGTATTATGTTGCAATTACTGTTCCATATAATATTATATTTTTTATCACCATTTTAATAGGGTTTAGCGATAATACCAATATCGGAAGTAACAAAGTGGACAATATGGGCGTAAAGAATATTTACACAATTTGTAAGACCGCTCATAATCATGCTTTATAACTGTAAACAAGATTTACAGCAGTGTCAACAATAGCAATATCTGGTCTGTTCTATGCCGGAAATCAGCGTAAACCAGTAGGAATGTTTAATTATTTTTCTGATAGTATGGAACGCTTTTTGCAATGTATATTGGCGTGGAGGATGAAATGGAAAAAGAAAAATGTTATAAGCATCCAAGTAGAGAAGCTACACATTACAGAGATTCTTGGTTTACTAATAACCCGCCTGTATTCGTGTGTAATGAATGTGCGGAAGATTTAAAAGATTGTGGTTTAGAATATACATTGAATTTAACCAAAATATTAAAGGAGTCGAAATGAAAACAGCCAAAAGACTGCATGAAGCAGAAGCATTACGCATAGTCATCAAATACGGTCATTGCCCCGATACGGTGCTCTTCAACAAGCTGAACGAGTGTTGCAATGTTGATGAATCGGTTACTGATCTGCTGGACGTTATGCAGGCTGACAGTGTTATTAGGATTAGGGGGTAGGGATGACACTTGTATTTTTTTTATCGGAATCAAAAAATGGTGGTGGCTATCTTGAAATTGAAGTTGATGACAACAATGGATATAGACCGGTTGTAGGTGATATTGTTGAACTTGATGAATATATAGAAGAACAATATAATGAAGAAGCACTCAAAAATGCTGGAATAGATGATATTGATTTTTACATTGAACATGATTTTGTTGTTGCTGAATGTAAAATTGCAAATTTTAGAACAATGTTCTGTGAATGTTATCCAAAGGAGGAAGCATGACAAACTATGTTATCATTTTAATTCTGTCGTTAGCTGTAATTATCCTGTTGCTGGTCATCAGACAGCTAAAACACAACGAAGGAATCACAAAAGATTGGCTCTGGTCGATCAGGGCTACTCACGATGATGCGATCAAATGTCTTGAGCATCAGAACGTAAACCTTAAATGGAAGCTGGAGAGCTGCAAGGCGTTCATAGCATATTGCAATCTGAAATCACCACAGGTAATTACTCAACTTAGTAAAAAATTTGAAGCAAGAAAGGAGCTATAATGGACAACTTATATCATATCGGTGATCCCGTGATGTATAAAGATAAGGATTGGGTGATAAATTCAGTCCAA